CTGCGACTATATCTGGAAGGCCATAGTAATTGTTCATTGGTGTATATTTCTTTAAATGAATAATTTCATTTGGTCTATCTGTTCCGTCGGCTATTGGATTAGGAGTTTCTTGATCACCGAAATTTCTAAAGTATACGGCCTTTCCGTATAACAATTGAATAAATCCATCACGCAAACGACGAACACGCATGGTCTTTGCTGGGATATGTCCAACATATCCTATGTTTCCTGAAGTAGTTCTACCAATTTCAATAAATCCATTACCCGTAGCTTCTAAATCTGTATAGGCTTTAATTAATGTTTCTGTAAATGTTTCTTCTTCATTTGTTTCTTCTAGCCAATTATCTAAATCTTGGCGAAGCTTGTTTAATTTTCTACGTGCTCTATCTAATTGTTTGTCGTCTGAAATATTGTCTAAAGCATCATTTGCTTTTTTTGTTTCTATAAATGTATACCCAAGTCCTACAATATTTGCAACCTTTGCATTAATTGCTGCGTAGTTGTACGGTGATATTTCATAAATTTTTGAAAGGTATTCTAGGTTATAGACTGGTTGAACCAAATCGAACATTGCATATCCAGTAACTGCCTGTTGCAATAAATTTTGTTGCGTTCCAGTTCCGTCTTGACCAATAAATCTTTTTGAAAACTCTCTAGACATTTTTCGTCTAAAATTAGTGCTGAGGCCATTAACTTTTTTTAATTCTGATTCTCCGATATTAAATGGGTCATTATCTACTACAACCTCTTTGCTATTAAATCTTACCCAATCAGCAGAATTTGATATATCTATATTTTGAACAAACTCTGTATCATCATTAATAAATTCCATTAAGGCTTTCCTCCATTTTTAATTGAATCTTTGTATACGCCGATATCTAGCGGATCTGGTGTTAGACCCCAATCTAATCTTTGTTTTTGGTGTTCAAATTCTTCATCATCGATTTTACGTCTGCCTGATAAAAATTTAGGTTGGCCTTCGTATATTCCAAATGATCTTACTTCTCTAGCCAATAAATCTATCTTTGATCGATTACCTTTTTTAGCTGTTATTGATAAAAAGTTTCCATCGTCATCGCCAATCCATCTTCCGTCTGGCATTTCCCATACGTATATTCCTAAAGTTGTTTCTTCTATTACCTTTTGATTAACATTTTTAATATCCATTAGGTATTAATTCTACCATTACTTGTGGTTAAAGTCCATATTTTGTCAAGACAATTGACAGGATTATGAGTTTTGTATCACAAGCCAGTCATTATTATATAGGTTTACTGAATTTTCGGACAAGGTTATGGAAGATCCGCTGGTTTGATAGGACTGCCTAGAGGTATATAAATCATAATGATTAATAATCTTATTATAGTCTAGCAATTCCTTATAAAATGACATATATTGATATAAAGATTTAACTGATCCAGAGGATTTATAATTTACTGTAACTTCCCCATATATTGGAGCTGTAAAATTAATAACGACATGGTGTATATCATTTACCTTAAATATATTAGATATTAGGGTTTGGGCAGATACATCTACCCCATTAACATATATAGAGGCTATATTTGTTTTATTAATTGACCCATTTGTATTCCATGAATATTCGCTAGCCGCTCCTGCTCCGTTTACAATAGAGCTAACAAGTAGGCTTTTGTTTAAAGAATAGGGAGTATAAAAAAATTCTATAGACTGTTTTAATTCAGAAAGATTAATTTTAAATCCAGAGTTTTCTGGGACCAATGCCCCGTTTCTCGGATCTCTATTTACAATTGAATACACATCTTTACCTAAATAAAAATCTAGGTCTTGAATTTTTGATAAATAACTTGATCCATTTTTAGAATACATTATTTGATTATTATAAAAACTAATATCTAAATTATATAATTTTGGTAGATACTTAGATATGTTTCCAGAAGACATTATTATTTTTATATTTAAAACCTTACTGCTACTAAATTGTGAACTTTTGTATTGTGGAATAGATTCTCCATTTACACATGCGCTATAGTTTATTCCGTCTGTGCTGGTTTGAACGGTTATCCCATTATCCCCAAACCATTCTATTTTTGAAGAATCCATAATTGTCGCCGCTGGTAAATATATAGTATCTGTCAATATAACTGTTTTGCTATCAAAAGTTTCGCCTTTTTTAATTTGAATATACTTATTTGTTTGATCATAATATAAATCGTCTGTTATTAATTCTTCCCATGTTCTATTAAAAGGATAAGAATATGTAAAAACTTTACTTATATCGGTGTCATAAAATTCAAAGAATTCTCCATTATCTGTTTGAGATATTTGAGAAGGATTAGTATGGCTATGATTAGAATAGTGATCTAGTATTTTTACATAAGGCAGCCCGTATCTATATACCGCTACGTCATCTATTAAAAACTTATCGTCTGAGTCTGATGTAGGTCCAGAAGTTAATAATATTTCGTTGTTTGTAAATGGATTAGATGATATTAATTTACTTACACAAAGATTGCCATCTATGTATATGTGAGCTTCTGTGACTAAATACACGCAGGCTATGTGTATAGATTTATTAATAAATGGTAAAGTATGCTCTAAAGTTTCTTGACCTAGTTTAAAAATTATGTTTCCATTTTCATAAAATATTCCAACATTTTTTGTACTGTCTCCTAATATTGTAGTTAAAGAGTCTGTATTTATTTCTGGATACATCCAGCATTCTAGTGTAAAATCATTATCTCCATAATAAATTGTACCAAATCCTCCAGGAGCATTGTTTTTATAATAACTATTAACAATTGGAAATTCTATGCTTTTAGAGGATGTAATTTCTACAGAATGATTACCACTTGGAGATAAAGGAAAATGTTTTGGATTATTATTAAAGTCTCCTGCATATAAACCAAAATTAGAGCATCCAGAACTGTCTTCTGCTAAATAGTTAATGTTTCCATATTCTTCATACGCATCTAGAAGATCTTGGTATGTATCATATTTATCTAAAATATCAGTAAAGTCAAAAGTTGGATTTACTGCAACGTCATCTAGTTGCCAGAATCCAACTGGATGGTCTTTTAATATTTTAATCTTATATGACATTTTACCTTTTATCCCCTGATTATTTATTGTGTGTTAATATATTTCCTGCAAAATACCAATTGTATGGATCGCAGCTAAATGTATAAACATCTTTTTCAAGATTTAAAATATTTTTATTTACCTTAGTGACCACTATTTGTGATATAACTTTATTAATATCTAAATTTTCTGATAATTCATCTGGATTAATAGTTATTAAAAAATCTCCTGCTTGAACTGTGCCTGCTTCTACTACACGATATTCGTTATTGCGTTTTACGAATATTGGGTGAGTTTCAGTAAATTGAGCTGTTTTATCGTCGTTAAAATATACTCTTTCCACTTTATTAGAAGCAATTACATTTGTAACTTTAGTATGTACTAAATTATTTAACTGCAAATCTTGCACATTAATTTGTAATGGAGTTGCATTTGATTCTTTGGTTAATGATTCTAGATTAACTGTTAAAAGCACATCTTCAATTTTAATATCTCTAGCTTTTTTTGGACCATTGCTAGTTAGTATTAAGGTGTCGCCATCTACACATCTTGTGAAGTATGGACCAAATGCTGGTGGGAAGAATGGTGGGAAATATGGGAAGAATGGTGGGAAATATGGGAAGAATGGAAATGCTGGTGGGAAATATGGGAAGAATGGAAAGAATGGTGGAACTGGTGGAAAATCTGGTGGAAAATTTGGTGGTACTGGTGGAAAATCTGGGAAGAATGGAAATGCTGGTGGGAAATATGGGAAGAATGGAAAGAATGGAAAGAAAGGTGGAAAGAATGGTGGGAAAAATGGTGGGACATAAACATAATACTGAAATGGTATAGATGTTCCAAGTGGTACTACTGATCCGCTAGTTAATCCTTGTGAATATATTATTAAATTATTTGATTCTGTATTTGTATCTGTAGTTGTTTGTATGTATATAAATCCTAAATTTGTTAAATATGTTTGGGTGGTAGTATAGGATTCTCCAGTAATATTTGGAACTGATACTTTTCTTACTCCGTGTTTACCACGACTTGACTTTGGCATTTTAAGCGCTCAAATCGCCAAGCGCAACCCAAAGATTATTTCCTCTTTTTATTAAAGTTGCAGATGACCACTGTGCTCTTAATTTTAATCCAGGAGTAGAATTTACTGTTACTCCAGTGTCTGCTGCAATTGTAACTTGAGATGAACCAGTTTGAACAATATCAACTGTTGATCCTATGGCAAATATCTCTGAGTCTGTTGGTATGGTTACGGTTCCTCCGCTTGACATTTCTATTAGTTTTCCAAGATCTGAAGATACTAAAGTGTAGGATGAATATTTTTGTGCAATTGTAAATACTGAAACTAGATCTTGTCCAGCTGCGCCAGTTGCGCCAGTTGCACCAGTTGCTCCAACTTCTCCCTGAATTCCCTGTATTCCCTGGATACCCTGTTCGCCTTGTGGCCCAGTTGCGCCAGTTGCACCAGTTGCACCAGTTTCTCCTGTGTCTCCCTTGTCGCCTTTAAGTCCTTGAATACCTTGTATTCCTTGATCTCCCTGTGGACCTCTTATTGTTCCAACATTTATCCAAGAAGATGTTGATTGTGACCAAACATATAAATCATTATTAATTAAATATGCATCTGCAGGACTCCCAGTAGGATGTGCTGCTTGTAGTGCTGTTAAGTTTGCATAAGAGCCAAGTATATTAACACCAGTTCCCTGTTCCCCTTGAATTCCCTGTATGCCTTGAATGCCTTGTTCACCTTGTGGCCCAGCTGGTCCAGTTGCACCAGTTGCACCAGTTTCTCCTGTGTCTCCCTTGTCGCCTTTAAGTCCTTGAATACCTTGTTCGCCTTGAATACCTTGTACGCCTTGAATACCTTGTTCGCCAGTTAAGCCAGTTGCACCAGTATCTCCACGAGGAATTGTAAAACTTATTGTTTGGCTTGGCGATGTGCCCGCAATTGTAACTGAGGCAGATGAGCCTGCGTTTCCAGTTGTTACTGTTCCTACAGATAAAACGTTTGATGGCCCCGTTGCGCCCGTTGCGCCAGTTGCACCAGTTGGACCAGGATGATTGTCAATATACTCAGAAATATCAGCAGCTAAATATGAAATGTCTCTTGGGATGTCTGGGGAGTCTGTGTAATCTGGAAATCTCCAGTTTTTATCATTTGAAATAGTGGCCATTTTTAAATTATACCACCTTGTTGGTTTTACGCCAAAATCCAGGAGACATATATTTAATTCCAGAAATAACTGGTAAAGACTGATGGTAGTAGGGCTCTACAGATGGAAATATTACAATGCTTCCTGCTTCTGGCTTTATAGTTATATCTTGATTTGGAAAATTAATTTCTCCACCTTCATAATTATCATTAAGATATAGCACTACTGATATATTAGGGTCATCTCCATTATTATAATCATCAACATGCGGCCCCATAGATTTTCCAGTAGAATATTTACTTATAGACAATGGCATTAGGCTACCTATATTTATTGAATAATATTTTGAATAATCTTCTGATGAGTCGACTATTGCTTTTTTAAGAATATAGTTTATTTTTTGTATATCTTGGTCTGTATCCGATTCAACAGAGCTGCTAAATCTTTTTTGATATCCGAAAACATATTTTTCATCCCCACTAGCAATCCATTCTTGCCATACAGGAATGCTTGTATGATCATTTAAATTTTTATCTGATTCCTCTATTAAATTAATTAAAGATTTTGGATTTTCTATAACATTTTTGTAGTAAGATATTTTATCAAATCTTTCTACATTAAGCATATTTGTTTCCTTTATTCCACTCTTCTTTTTGTTTTGCCTGTTCAATTCTAACTTGCTTTTCTTCTTCTTCCCATCTATCCAATGTTTCTTGATCATAAACTGAATCTGCGTAATCCCAAAATGAAACCATGGTGTATCTTGTGCCCTTAGTTATTTCTGAAACTCCGTGGATATTTTCATAACCTCCAGGAAAAACATAATAAGAATAAGCGTTTGGTTTAAAGGATAAGTACGTTTTCATTTCGTTATCTTTGTCACAAAAATATAATTCTCCACCTTCGTAGTCATCGTTAAGGTAAAGTATTCCTACATATTTATTTATTTCAAAAGCATTTGGTTTTCCGTCGTTATCTGAATTGTCTGAATGAGGGCTTGCAAATCCTCCAACATCCCACTTTTGTGCATGAGACGTGTTCGCTTTAACTTCTCTTTCAAATACTGTTTGAACAGCTTCTTGATATTTATTTTTTATTTTATCAAAAAATCCTTCTGGTAGATCAAATTTTTTCATTGTTTCTGAATCTGTTTTAATTCCTTTTCCAGATGATCCATAAAATGCAATATCTCCCCAGTCAACATCACAGTTTTCAAAAAAATTAATCATTTTTGGAACAATTTCAGAGTCTATAAAATTAGGAATTTCTACTATAGTATTTACTTTAATTCCTAGATTTCCCATTTTTTCAGAAGGGATTTCTTCGTTTTGCAAATAAATAAATTTAGATTTATCTATAAAGTCTATCATACCATTTTTCATTTTTGTTCCTCTTCTGTTTTAATTTCTATGCTTTCTTCTTTTTGTATTTTTTTTAATTTGTGTGTTCCATCACAGTATGGATACGCATTAGATCTTCCACAAGTACATTGTCTCATAAATATTTATTATTATCTCTTCCTAAAAGATGATGCACAGATTCTGAATCTATTTGCTTTTCAAATCTTTCTTTTTTTATTCGATCTTCTTCCATTTTTGACCATAATTCTTTTCCATATTTTTTTTCATTATCTAACCACTCTTTAGATCCATCATACTCGAATTGCCAAAAACATCTAATCATATATCTATCATTTCCAAAAGATTTTCTAACTCCATGATAATATGGCTCTGTTGATGGGAAAACAATTACATCCCCCCTTTTTGGTTTATGAGAAATAAATTCATCATTAACGGTAAAACAGATTTCTCCATTTTCATAATCATCGTTTAAATAAAAAGTAGTAGTTATTCCAAATTTATTTCCTGGCATTTCTTTTTCTGGCTGGACAAAATCCGTATGATAATTCATTGAATAATTTTCAGATATTCCGTCTGAGCCTTCTATATATTTATTAATTGAAGCTGCCTGTTTTGTATAATTTGGCAAAGAAGTATCTGGGTACATGCTTAAAAAATGACTAGTTGCATCATAAAAAATTTCTCCTACTTCTTTACATAACTCTTTATTAATTTTTTGATTTAAGTTAGATTCGTCTATTTGCCAATTTCTTGAATTTACAAATTCATCTCTTGTAGGAAATTTTTCAAATTTTAAAAAATCTTCTCCTAATGAAATCATATTTCCAAACGTATACCATTGTTCCCAGGGATATAATTTCTTTGCTTTTTCGAAAAAATCATCTACATCATTAAAAACATTTCTATACACATTTATTTTTGGATATATTGTAATAAATTCTAAAGGTTTAGTCATGGCTGTTTGTCTCCTGTGTGACTTAATATTGTCCAAAAAAATGGTATCACATATCTAATTCCACTTGTTATTTCTTTAACTCCGTGACTATAGCCTACATCTCCTGGAAAAAAGTAAGCTGCCCCAGGCTTTGGCTTAAATTCAATTTCTTGATTTAGGAAGTATAGTTCTCCGCCTTCATAGTCGTCGTTTAAATAAAATAATCCCGCTAAATCATACCAAGGGAAATCATTTGGCTCTCCGTTTTGAAGTTGTTTATCCGCATGGGGCTCTTGTCTATATCCTTCCATCCATCTTACTATTGCTGGACTTGTCGGCTTTGCATCTACTTTAAAAAAATTGTCTACTTCTATTTTAAGTCTGTCTACAAGTCTTTGAATAACAATAGAAATTTCTGGATCAATTTTATCTAGTATTGGTCTAGAAGCTACTCTGTTATCCCAGTATGATGCGTCATATATAATTATGCCTTTGTCGTTATAATGGGTTTCTGTTCTGTCCCATGTATCAATTGATTTTGCTGCATTTAGAAGAAATAGTCTTTCTTCTTCTGTCATAAAATTTTCTCTTGCTTGAATTTTGTCTGGGGAAGTTCCAAAAAATCCTGGTGGGGTTATAGAGATGCGGTCATCCCAATTTTGTTTTCCATTAGCTAATTCTCTATCGTCCATAATTTATTATACCATCCTATTCATAGACTCTTTTAGACCAAACCTCGTTTTTATATACTCCGCCATCTTTTACTCTATACCTATCACTATTTTTTTGATTTTTTTTATAAAGATTATTTGGATTTTCTATAAAAATTTCAGAATCCCAGTCTTCTCTTTTAAAAGGTATAATTTGTGCATACGGTGTTCCAGCAGGTAAAGTTCCTTCATAACCTTTAATAATAAAAAATGGCATTGTTCCTGGTAGATTAATTTTATCGTTATCTACAATTCCAGTTGTCATTAAAAATGGTAAATCAAATCTATTTAATGGTGTAGTATATAATGCGCTATACCCTTCTGGTAATTCAATTGCCCAGTCTGGGTACCATGCAAAATGCTCATTGTAATATCCTTGGGGATGAACAAATTGTGGCATAGGCTGTCTTTCAGAACAAAAATCTTTATATTTTTCATCTTTGATTTCTACAGAAATTTTATTATTCTTTAAATAAAATTTTATATCACATGGTGTTTTTAAAAGATATCCCGTACCAAGTATGTCAAATATTGCTGGGCAGGCTTTCCAAGTTGGAATTTTTCCTCCGTCTGGACCCTTCCAGTAATCTTTTGTTACTGGGTGTATTGCAAATCTATCAGCTTTTCTAAACCAATCTGGAATTTCTTTAATTGAAGGAGACGGTTTAGATATACTAGATTCATTTAGCCATGGCCTATTTGAAACAAATTTAATTTTATTATTCATTATTTTTATCCAAGGTATTATCTATTACTTTTAATTTTAATGATTTAACTTCGTGTGATCCAACTGAATTTTTATTTTCATCTACAGCATCTCTATACCAATCTGTCCACTGCCCAGATTTGTTTACTTCTTGAGCAGCATCTCCATAACTTTTTTGTTTTTGAGCATATTCTGGATTGTGTATAAAATTTTCTATTTCTATAGACTCATCCTTTAATTTAGTTAATGAAATTGGAATAATTGTTGCTATTGGAGTGCCAGCTTTTATTATAATTTCTTTATTTGCAGTTTTTGCTTTTATTGCTAATGGTAATTCGTTTGGATAAAATGATGTACTAATTAATGAAGCCATTACTTCAAAGTCTTCATAAAAGTAATTTAAACAATTTATAGTTAATAAGCTGACGTCTTGTTCTGATTTAAATATTAAACCAGTCATAAGACTAACTGTTCCTTGTCCTCTACCAGTATATCCGTATTGCTCTCCAGACAATATTTTAACAGTGTCTGGTGTTGTATCTGTTATTCCATTCCATATAAATTTTAAATCAACTGGGCAAGAGAGGGTCCAGCCAATTGAATTTGCCATAGTGACAGGAAAACAATGATAAGCATGTTTATCAGGTGTGTTTTCCATCCACTCTCTTTTTATAGAAAGAGGTTCTATAATAAATGAGTCTGGATTAGTCTTGTATGCTTTTAATATTGACACTAGTTGCCAGTATCTTGATACATTTCCTGAGTATGGAATTTAGCACTATAATCTAACATTGTAACTAAAGAATATTTAGTTCCTGATTTAACTACTTTAGCTTGATGAGGATACATATATGTAGATGGGAATATGTATAAATCTCCTGCTTTTGGCTTAATATTTAAATTTTGTAATCTAAAATATAACTCTCCACCTTCATAGTCGTCATTTAAATACCCTACCAATGAAACTGTACAGTTATAGGAGAACCCATGATCATGATGTTCCATAAAGTGATGACCAGGCACATATTTAATAAAATTAAAAGCTTCCCAGTATTGCAGTTTATGTATATTATGTTTTTTACAATAATCTTGAACTGCTGGTGCTTGTTTGTCGTAGCAGTCTTGCCATATTTGCTGTAAGGATAAAGAAACTTCTGATTTGTCTTGCTCTATGTCTGTTTTTTTAAATTTAAAATCAACGCATTCTCTATACTCTGGCATTCTTTCTTGATATCCAACATATGCTGGTTGCCAGGTGTAATTTGGAGACTTGCCATCTAGTTCTTTTTCTAATCTTTCAATTAAATTTAAATCTTTTGTTAAAACATCTCTGTACACCCAAATTCCAGAACCTAAATCTTCTGCGCTAGACCATGTCTGAGTATTTGTCATTTGTTCTCCTTATGTCCTAATAGATTAATATCCATCATAACTACAACTGAATACTTATCCCCAGAAATCATTGGTTCTGAAGAGTGTTCATATATATAGTTTGATGGGAATATTACTACATCACCACGTTTTGGTTTGTATACTAATTTGTCTAATCTTGGAAATGCTATTTCTCCGCCTTCGTAGTTATCGTTTAAATAAATTACAGCAGATACTGTACAATTATAATGCGGTCCATGATCTGCATGAACTCTAAAGTGTTGTCCTGGGCTTGTGTATTTTACAAAGTTGAATGCTTCATAATATATTACATTAATTCCCCAGTATTGACAATAATCATCTATACATTTTTTTAATACATCATATATTGATTTATGCATATCTAAAAGTTCTGCATTGTTTTCATTTCTTTGTCCAAGGTTTTCTGGCTTGAATTTAAAATCAACACAGTCTCTTGCAGATTTTACTGGCTTGTCGGAAGTTGTAACTTGTGCCTCTGACCATTTATAAAGTGATCCGTTAGTTAATTTATCTTCTAATGTTTTAATTGATGTTTCACAAACATCGCTTGTAATAGCTGATTCATAAATATTTAATCCAATTCCTGGATTTAAAACTTTAATATTTCCAAAAGATCTTTCTACTCTAAAAGAAGTTGATTCCGACCTATCTTTTGTAAACCAAGGATTGCTGTCTATATCATAAATATCTGACATTTTATTCTTTCTGCTAGAAATATATTATATATAATTATATATATATTGTCAACATTATTAGGGCCTTTTGGGCCCTAATAATTATTTTACTATTTATTGTGAGTTAAAATATTTCCTGCAAAGTACCAGTTATATGAGTCACAGCTAAATGTGTATACATCTTTTGCTACATCTAGAGTTACCTTATTTACTTCAGTAACCTCTATTTCTGATATAACTTCTGACATTACTATTGTCTCTCCTAGGGCGCCTAGATTAATTTGTATCAAGGCATCTCCTGCTTGAACTGTGCCTGCTTCGACTACACGATACTCGTTATTGCGTTTTACGAATATTGGGTGAGTTTCAGTAAATTGAGCTGTTTTATCGTCGTTAAAGTAAACTCTATCTACCTTATCTGAAGCAATTACATTTGTTACTTCTGTTTGTACAAGATTGCTTATTTCTAAATCTTGAACATTTATTTGAAGTGGTGTGAAGTTAGACTCTTCAGATATTGCTTTAGCATCTACTGTTAGTAACTTCTCTCCTATCTTAATATCTCTAGCAGGCTTTAATCCTTCGCTAGTTAATATTAAGGTATCTCCATCTACGCATCTTACAAAGTATGGACCAAATGCTGGTGGGAAGAATGGTCCAAATCTTGGTGGGAAGAACGGTGGGAAGAACGGGAAGAACGGGAAGAACGGTGGGAAGTACGGTGGGAAGAACGGGAAGAACGGGAAGAACGGTGGGAAGTACGGTGGGAAGAACGGGAAGAACGGGAAGAACGGTGGGAAGTACGGGAAGAACGGTGGGAAGAACGGTGCTGTTGTAGTTATGGAGTTTGTAGTTTCTCCTTCTGATGTTCCGTTATCGTTAATTGCATAAATAGTATAAGTCTGTGTTGTATTTCCTGTCTCTGAAATAGTTTTTGGTGACGTAGAGTCTGGATATGAAGGTCCATCTGATGAAACAACTGTAAAGCTAGTAATTGCTTTACCTCCAGTTGCTCCTGCTGACCATGATACTACGTCTTGATCAGCGCTTGGTGATGCTGCGCTTACAGAAACTGGCTTTGCTGGCACAGTAGTAATTAATACAGAGCTAGACTCTGTTGCAGCAGAAGATCCTGCTGCATTGCTTCCAACTACTGAGAATGTATATGATGTG